CATGAAGTTATCGTCCATACTGAATCAGGGAGGGAAAGTTCTCCAGAGATTGATAGTGAAGATTATGCTTATTTGAAGTCTGCTGAAAGACCTGCGTTTCCTAGCTTGTCTGGGAAATACGATGAAGCCCTCGCTGAAATGCGGAGGAAGAATGATGAAACAAGAGCCAATTTTGTGAAAGATATGGATAGTTTTCATACGTTTTTTGATGATGATAAGATGGTTGAAGTTGAGCATCCCATGGGGAAATCACGGTCTCGTTTTGTTCCTGAAATTGAGTTCGTTATCAAACAGGGCCAGGAGATTTCTTTTAAGAAACGAATGGAAACTTGGTTACATGATGTCTCAAATAAAAGTAAAGCTTGGGTTGAGAACACTGTTTTTGGTGTTAGTCAAATGCTTGAAGGTTTAATGACTCTTGAGGAATTTTTACATCCCATGGCAAAACTTGAAGAACTTGTTGGTCCAAAGATCACAAATGCAGTGAAGGATATTTTGTCTATCTCTTGCTTAGTGTATCTTTTGCACCGATCAAGAACTTATTTGGACGTTTCTGCTGTCGTAGTATCTTATTTAATGGGACATGGTATCGATCCAATGCTTGGTATTTTTAAAGACGTTATTGACAAGATTTCCTCTTTGTTTTATACAAAGAGTGCTGTTTTTACAGAAGCAGGAGAAGAGTTGTCTGACTTTGAAGTAGAGAAAGGATTTTCTTTAAGTCAACAACTTACTAGTGCTGCGGGTTTTATGAATACGCTTTTTAATTCTGAATTCGCTTTGGCAATAAGAACACTAGTTTTGTCAGTAGTTGCTCTTAAATGGGTGCCCATTGGACATGTCAAAAAGATTTACAATATACTTGGTAAACCTGCTAAGATGACGATTATCGATATTATTACATCTTTACTAGAGTCCTTGGGTTCGCTGGTTGGTATTGCTGAATCAGTTGAGCGCGGGGTTCCTTTTTCTAAGTACGTTATGAATCAAGATCCCGTAACTATGTTTTTTATTGATGGTGAAGAAGCCCTGCGAAAGCGAGGAAGAGTTTATGTTGGTGCTCCAGTGCCTGGGAAACATTGCCAGGAGGAGTACCGCCGTCAACTGGGAGTTTTACTTGTTTGTGGAAATGATCTTCTAAAACGTTTGGGTAACAATCCCTTCGAAACAAGGAAACAGAAGCTTAAGAAACTGTTGGAGAACCTGGGTGATGCTGCTTATGAAATCGATGAATATGTTCGAACTCATGAGCGAACACCGCCAATTATTTTTGTTTTGCATGGTGACCCCTCAGTCGGCAAAGGCTTTCTTGTTGCTTGGATATTAAATGTATACTCAAGGACTAGGAATTGGAAATTTGAGAACGGAATGTTGTTTTCGAAAGGAAGAGAAACAGATTATTGGGAAGGTTATGATCCATCGAGTATGCCTTTTATTTTGATGTCAGAACTGGGGC